TTACTGCTATTTCCGTACTTGACGTTGCCAGATGCAGTTAGCGTATAACCATAATCCTTCAACTCAGCAATCAACACAGGATTATTCGGATAACTGATAGCCTTCTGCTCAATCAGTAACGCAAGGTGGTTGACCATCTTCTCCTTCTCTTGGTTAGAGAAATACACGGCCTCCACACTCAATCCCCGTTGCATCAACGCTTCTGGTAGAGTCTCACCCAATCCAGTACGGTCAACCACGATGTGAGCATAGTTGTATAACTGCGAATAAGAGGCAATCAAGTCAACCTGCGTAGTCCATGATTTACCCGACCATTGCTCAACTCGCACCACTTGGCCTTTGCTGTTACGAATAGCTACACCCGAATAGTCAATACTTCTCGCAGGGTCCCAACCAATGACATAGGTTTCACCGGGTTCAGGTGCTTCAGGGCCATCATAAGTAGCACAGTCCTCCGCAGTCGGGAACACGCTCTGTCCATCAGCCAAAAACTCAGCCAAAATCTCTTGTCGATAAACCCGTTCAGGATAACGCTTTTTAATCCGCTCAAAGAAGTCCGAATCTTCGCGATTCAAATACGGATTCTCAAACGAAGCAAATTGCCACGACTCCCAATTCGGATCATAGAGCGGGTCATCTTTTTGCCCCCACCTGAACATACGATGGAATTGCGTATGTGCGCCTCTAGGGGTGCTATTAATTAGCGCAATACCACCCTTGCCATCTGGCCCACGACCAGGAGACATTAAGCGAGTCTCAAGATTCGCCCAAACTTCTTCAAGGTTACGGATTCTAGCCGCCTCAGTAATCTGCACAATGTCCAAGCCGACACCAACCAAAGAATCAGGGTCATCGGCAGAACGCACTTCGATAATCCCGCCATTGATGGTTGCTATCTGATAGTCACTTTTCCAATAATCTACGACCCATTCACGGGGAAAGTAGGACTGGAATTCACGCCATATTTGAGATGCCATCTTATACGTCGGGGCAACAAACCATCCATAGACAGTGGGCACTAATTCCGGCCCTCTATCTTCGCTAATCATCTCAGCAAACTTTTGAATAAATTCCATGACCATACATCGGTCTTTCCCGAAGCGTGAACCAGCCGCTAGCAGTTTGAATCGGGCAGGACTCTGATGTATCAAGACCTGTTTCTCATGGGGCGTATAAGGTAGCATAATCTGCCTTACACCGTCATTAGCATTAGCATCCGCTTGTGCTCTTGCTTTTTCCAGTCGACAGGTGGGGCACATATCAAAATCGGAATATTTTTCGTATTGAGACATCCATACTTGATTAAAAGACTGGTGGCACTTCAAGCAAATACTCTTAGCACCACCAGTCTCTTTTTCAACCGACTGTTTAAGTCTATGTAGTTGTCGTTCCGGCCTAGACTTCTGTGGTTCTTTGGAAGTCGTTGACCGTCGTTTCTTGGTCACCTTCTTATCTACAGCCATGATGTATCACGAAACTTGCGCAAGGAAGCCCCTGCCTTTAGGCACGGGGAGGAATTGCGCCTTACGCAAGTTCCGCTCACTCCTTTCTGTAAGTATATCCATCAAATCGCTGAATGACTTGAACATATCTATAATTTATTCCTTGTGCGATACGCTTTCCGTCCTTGCCTTTAATATCGAAACTTCCAGTCTTTCTACATGATACTTCGCCAAACCATACGCCTTTGTATTTTCCTCTTGGAACAACAGCCTTAACCATGTCCCCTGTTTGAAAACCAAAGAAGAATTTTTGTCTTGCAAAATAACCTCTCGGGAAGCCATATCTATCTAGGTTTGTGCGTGAACGACTACCATGCCCTTTTGCCTTGATGAATAACACTTCTTTTGTTTTGAAGTACAAGTGGCTTGGTGTGCTTTCTCCAACGCAACAGGCATCAAAATAGTGTGTTTTCGGCAAACCTAAACGAATACGATTCATTTTTGTTCGTGCACCTGTTCCGCACTCAACATCTAATCCTGCCTGCTTTAACATATCATACACTTTCCATCTTGTTGCATTGATGACGCTTGCATCCTTTAGTGATTCTTTGACTTGCTCTTGAATGTGTGGATACCCAAACTCTTCTGCGGTTTGGTTTCCTTTTCTTTGGTTGCAATCTCGGCACGCAAGGCAAAGGTTATCTATCCTGTCTGTTCCGCCTCTCGATTTTGGAATGATATGCTCCACCTCAAGCGGAACGTTTTCTTTTCCGCAATAACAACACTTCCGTCCAAACTTTTCAAGCAAGTATTCTCTTACTTCGTATCCTTGAAGCGTGCCTTGCTGATACTCAATGCCACTGATTTCAGGATTTCGCATTAGTTTCGTATCGAATTTGGCGTTTTCATATGATATATACCCAATAGGGCATAATTTCTGTAAGCGATTAACCCATGTTTTGATGTTTTGTACACGACTCTCTAGTGATGGCGGCAACCATCCTTCTTTTCTCTTACGATTCAGAAAGCGTGGTTTTCTGTATCTTGTTTTTCGATTTCGTCTTGCTCGGCGGAAAGCACGCCTTTTATCCATTCTTTCCTTGATGTCTGTGCGATGGTCAAGTTGCCCTAACCATACCATTTCCTGTCCTCGTAAAATCGCTAATCCTGTGTGTCTGCTTCCATAGTCGATTTTCAGTCGATATGTTGTTTCAATTTCTGATTCGTCTACTGATCTTTTCAAGATGATGGTAAATGGAAATCGCCTATAAATCGCCGCCTTCCCTTGTTTCAATAGCTTTCTTGCAACTGCTTCGTGGCAAGGAGCAAGCGGACGCTTATTTGTATCTAATACAAAAACCATAGGGTTCTCCCCTTTCCTCTGCATAAAGCAGGTAATATTCTCCTCGACCATGTTATAGATGCTTGTTATGTGCAAGACACTAGCGCTACCCACCACGCTTGTTTAATCTTGCACGACAGAGGGTAGGGCTGGAGAAGCACCCTACCGTGTCATGACATCTATAACGTAGGCTTTGTTTCAAGCCTTGGTCTGGTCAACACGGGGCTTACAAGCCCATGACTTTAGTCATTGGGTTGTTGACAACCTAACTTGTTTCCACGTTCACCCCGACATTGCCATTGTTCTGAAACACGGCCTGAATCTTGACCTTCGGCTTGTTTAGTTGCCGTGAATCATCAAACGCAGATAACCACATTTCACGCAGTTCGTTCAGGTCTTTCATGCCAGCGAGCAGCATCCGCAATCCCTTAACATCATGTTCAGCTAACATATGGCGAATTGTTTCACGCAGTCCTTCTTCACCCTCAGCAGAAGTCAATTCGTCAAGGATGATGTTATTGAAACCATCAATCATCGGGACGTGCAGGATGTCAGCGTGTTTGGCAAGCGCAGCAGTCAATTCCTGTGCCCTAGCAATCTCTTGGTTCAATTCAGCAATCGTCTGGAATTGGCTAAGGTGAGCCAGCTTCTTGTCCCGCTCAACTTCAGGAGACATTAAAATGGCTTCTTCCAAGGGGTTCATGCCCAACTTCTTTTTCACAGGCAGAGCGTCGATTATTTCGCCCTCTATTGCCCCTGGTTCATACACCCCTAGTGCATGGCAAGCCTTACAGTATATCTCGTCACCTTCGCGCCGATATTGCCCTCTGGTGACGGTTTTTTTGCAGTATGCACATTTGAGTTTGGGTTCGGCCATTAGGTATCACCATCTTTCACTACATTGTTCCAAATAGACTTCGTTGCGCTTGTGCTTGCTCTACTCGCTTACGAGCAATCTCTACATACTTTGGTTCTTTTTCTATGCCAATAAAAAACCGCCCTGTGTTGAGGGCGGCCACTGCAGTCGTGCCTGAACCAGCACAGTTATCTAAAACAATTTCGCCTGGTTGAGTATAGGTCTTAATTAGGTATTCAAAGAGGGCTACAGGTTTTTGGGTTGGGTGCAAACCTCTTTCACGATTGTCGCTGTTACCGAACTCCAAAGTGCTTTTGGGATAATTTTCAAACTCGATAATACGCTCTAATTTATGACTTTCTCTTTTGAGTCCATGTTCGGTGTCGTACTTTCTGGGGCGCGACCATTTTTTGTTTACCCTTTTCAAGTTTTGTGGGTTGTACACCATGCGCCTTTCTTTGAGGATGGATTCGTGCCCAATAGGTGCTTTACTGAAAACACAAACGCTTTCATGAAATTTAATCGGCATATTTTTGGCGTGAGTGAAGTTACAACCCTTCGACTTTTTCCATATCCACTCATATTTGAATAATTTTAGATTGCTTGTTACTAATATGCTTGTAAATGGTTGACTTCCAAATAAAACAATTGCTCCATTATCTTTAATAATTCTTTCATATTGCTCCCACAATGGCTCAAAAGGAATTATAGTGTCCCACTTGCAAGCGGTAGTTCCATAGGGAAGGTCGCACAGTATCATGTCAACCGATTTATCGGGTATATCCCGCATGACTTCGAGGCAATCGCCCTGTATGATCTGATTTAGCCATTTATCCACTCTTTTCATCCTCCGGTATCGGTCTGCGCTGAACAAACTCCCGAATTGCAATCCTGCGATAGTCGTCCAGGTCAGCAGGGTTGTCCATCCGTGCGTTGAGGTATTCGCAAACCGCTTTGAATTCGTCATCCAGTTCCAAGGGGACACGGTACTTGTACCAGATATACTCTCCTTTGGCCCATTTTTTGGGGCGACCAGTTTTCTTGAGTTCCGGCAGTTCGCCCGTTGCGATGTATTTATCAACCTGCTTCTTATGCACTCGCCAATTACGGGGGCCAATCTGTACGACTGAAAAAGGGAACGTACCATTGTCAATCATTTCATAAGCATCATTCTTGCTCTGGATGCCGAGTATTTGGCATACTTCGGGAACGGTATATGTTTCAAGTCGCGTAGTAGCCATTGGTATCACTTCCTAAGAGTCAGTTATTACAGGGGTGTTAATGACATTGACAAGCCCCAGATTCTTGTCATAAATGAATGTCTGCGCCTTACGGACAGCACCCATGTAACCATGAGTCGCATGATATGTATCCGCAGCAGTAGGAGAGGAAACCCGCCTGACGATAACGCCATTGATTTCCTCAATCATGTGTTCGCTATGCAGGTGAGCAGTGTGCATCTCCCGGTAGCGAGACTTCGACCACAATTCGCTTGCTTCTATGGGCATCAAAGAGGCCAGCCGGGAAGCCTTTTCTTTAGTTCCCTTGGAGTTCTCCTTGTCACCATGACAATAACCAATCAGTGTATTGCCATAGAGCTGATATTTGCGTGGGTAGGCATCGGTATCCACTTCCACCCTTGAGTCGTTCCTAAACCATGCTTCGATGTATTTCAGGGCATGATAACCATTGACCTCATCGTGATTCGATGGGGTGTAGAAGGTCTTGACGGGCGCGAGTTCGGAAAACAATGTGATTGCTTCCACCAGGAGTTCCACGCCCTTGTTAAACATCTTCTGCCACCGAACGTCCACGTCCTGACGAGTGCCAGCCGTTGTAGTCTGCTCGATTGTGTCACTATTAAAGAAGTCATTAGCCCATACGAACGTGATGTAGTCCAAGCCCTCGGGCAGTTCGTGGTATATGCGCTCTATAATGTCCCTGAATACCCGAGT